GAGTTTTGTCTCTGAAGGGCGTCATCCGGACGGCCGACACTCTCCGCAAAATAACGGAGAAGCATCGACCACCCATCAATGGCCTTAGTAATAGACGGTGACTTGAGGTCCCAAACGCGAAACTCGAGCCTTTGCAGGTTCTTGTTATAGCGTCGGACTTTAGGTTTCTTAGTCTCAGGTACTTCTCGTAAGCTCGGACATGTGAGATGCATGTCTTCACTCGGGATTGCTCCATAGGTATTGAGCAACCGTTCTACGATTAAATCGTAGGTACGATAATACTTCTTATCGAAGAAGGAGTTCGCATAAGCGATCCAACTGCAATAAGAATCAGGGCTGGGTACAGATGACCAGACTGTCCGCAAGCGGACAGGAGTGACATTAACGCCGTTGAAGGCGTCGGTGCCACATGACTCTCTAAAGAGTCCACTGGTACAGCTCTTATCCTGGTTTACTTTTAAACCAAAGGATTCGAGTATGTTCATCGCGTCTACGGCGTGAGCCGTCGGGACGATGACATCATCACCATACACAATCACGTCGTTTCCGGCGTGAGCGTCTGGCAATCCTGCGGATAGGAGAGCCCAAACTGTAAGAGCGAGCACAGGGAAGCATAAACAGCTTCCCATGGGCGCGAACTTAAGTAAGGGTAATATCCTACCGTCAGGTAGCTCGGTCGATGAACTCCTACAAGCCTCTAGGTACGTATAGACGTGCCCAGGGAATAGTAGGCGAACTAGATCAGCGCTTACTCGATCACTGGCCTCATTGAGGTCAAGGGTCGCATACCTTCCATATCTGCTGCTCACAAGAGCATAGAATTGGTTTAGGGACTGATCAGTGAAGTTGACACGCTCTCGGGTGAGAGGATGTCGCTCCACTAACTCAACAATAGCCCGTCCTAACCCCTGCTGGACCCATTGAAAATCAACGGGTTCGCAGGAAATGAGGCGAGGGCCGCGTGAATCTTTAGGCACGAGTATTACTCGTGCAGGAAGATCCACCTGTGTCACGCTCAAATGAGCAGGATACGAATCACAGACGTGACCCAGAGACGCGCAGAAATACGCGTCAAAAGGGTACACTGCTGTGATCCTCGAAGAGACATTTGTCCATAAATACTTGTCCCAGAGCTTCTGCCTTGTGGCAACAGCTCCCGGACCGTGTCTTGGATATATGTCTTGAGGGTCGAAAGTAGAAAAGAGATCCGAAAGGAGCCTCTTAGCTACGCGTGCTATCTCAACAGCCGTACGAGTTTTATAACTAATATGGCGATGTCGATAGCTACGTTCAAGATCAGCTTCAAGACTTTTGAAGAAGTCTGAACGAGTCGATAGATCATCCTCAGTTTCTTTAAACTTTTGGATGACTTGTTGTTCTTGTTCATTGGTGTAAGGCAAC